TTTTGAAAAACTTTTAGGGAAAGGAAAGTTAGATAAAGCTGAAAATCTTTTAACCAAAATTAATATGAAACAAGGAATTGATATTGCCCCTTATTTATCTGATAGCTTTCCTCAAGTTGCAGAAAACACAGGAATTAATCTTACTTATGATTTTGATTCTCCTTCAGCTTTTAGTAATCTTTTAGCATCATCACCAAATATTACACCTTTTGACGAGAGTACTGCACCAAGTATTAAAGATGCTTCAGACTTAAAATCTATTCCCGTGAAATATGATGAAGATATGGATTTGTTTGCACCAATGATACCTAAAGCTTTTGAGGGATCGCAACAAGAACCACAATTTATTGCACAAGCAGATTTAAGTAATCCTCAAAAAAATTATTTTGATGCACTTACAAACCCCGTTAAATTTATTGATGACGTAAAAGGATTAGTCGATACACTTAATAAACAAACTGAATATAAACAAAAAACAATTGATGATCTTCTTAATCGAAATAAAGGTGATCAATCCTTTGGAGATTACTCAACATTGCTTGCATCAAGTCCTGTATCAGCTCCTAATTATTCCAATCCTATGCAAGGAATACATTTAAGCTGGAATTTTGGTTAATAACAATGGCTGATAAAGCAATTCAAAAAGACGGTACTACAAAACGTTATCTTCCTAAAAAAGCGTGGGCTAAGCTTTCAAAAGAAGAACGTGAAGATACTGATCGCAAGAAACGAGAGGGTTCTCGCAAAGGAAAACAATTTGTTGCCAATACAGATAAGGCTAAAAAAGCAGGCAAAGCTGCTAGGATGTATAAACAAAAGGGCAGTAAATAGGTAAATGTCTGACGCTAAGTCTCGTCTTAAAGAAATCATCGATGCTTACGTAGAGCGAGATGGTGGAGCTGGTATTGATACGGGTATTGTTGCGTCACATATTGCTCAGATGAAACTTTTTGGCGTGCGCCAAGGAGTTGAGTTTTTTCCTTCGCAAGATAACTTTGGCAACCAACGCAAAGACTTTATTGATAAAGTTGTTAAATATAACAAATTAGACACGCGTCTCGACTCAATTTGGGATTATTTTTTATGTGATGGAAAAGGTTTATTTTATATAAGACCCACAGAAAATAATTATCGTCTTTATTATTTTCGTAGTCATGAGTATCGCTCTTATTATAACGTTGACGGAGAACTAGAAGAAGTCGTCATCATCTATAGCTATAAGGTTAAGAAACCAAATTCTGGTTTTCAAGATATTGGTACATACAACTTGACAGGAGATCCAAACCAGACTCCTGGTCAAAAACGTTATATTCGTTTATCAATTAAAGCTAACACAATTGAAGAGACACATTCAGAAGGCGAAATGTCTTTTGATAATGTCAATATTCAAATGCCAGGTAAGACTGAAAAGTTTCCAAATACTTTACAGTTTATTCCTTGCGTTGAAATTTTTAACAACCCGAAAGGGTTTTCAATGGAAGGTAGTGGTGAGTTTGATGCTTTAGCTAATCACATTGTTATTCACGATAGCCTTGTACATAACATGCGAAAGAACTTACAGTTCTTTGGCAATCCAACATTATTATCATCTAGACCTAAGACTGACTTGATGGAGTCAGGTGGTGATGGCGCAGCACAACGACCATCAATTGCAGCCAACTCTGGGTTTACAAGTCCAGCCAATTTAAGTCGTTCTACTTTCAAACAAGATCCTGTTAACCGTGGTGTTGATGGGCAAATTAGAGTTCCACGAGTTATTGCAAACTTAGAACCTAATGATCGTGTTGGTTACATTGTTCCCGATGCTATTTCAGGCGATCAAAATGCATTTGTTCGCCAATACCGTGAAGAAATTAGAACTGCTTTAGGTGGCGTAGACGAGCTTTCTATTAGTGCAGGTGTTACTGCTACTGAATACAAATCATTATTTGGACGTGTATCTGCAACGTCTAAGAAAAAAGCAAATGCAATTTATACACATGGACTATGTCGTTGCCTTGAATTAATTATTTATCAAGAAGAACAATTATTTAAAGATACTTTGGCAGCTGCCGCTAATTTTGAAAAACCAATTCAACCAGCAGAAGATGCTTCTGAAGAAGAACAGTTAATGTATAAACAAGCTTTAGCTGCATTTGACGCACAAATGAAAAAGCTTATGATGGCTTGTGTTCAAGCGCAGATGGTTCCCCCTGGTGTTAAAGGTTTAATTCCAGATGGGGACATCACAATGCTTTGGCGTTGGCTTGGTCCTGTTTATGAGGATTCAACACAAGACATCCTGAACAATTCAATTGTTGTAAGAAACTTACAAGAATTAGGAGTTGATAGCATAGAAGCACTGAAATATCTTTTCCCATCAAAAACTGATGAGGAAAGAGCGGAAATGCTTTCGGGCTTCCCGTTCAGGATGGTCAACGAATTACAGGGAGCTTATTCCCAGTTTTCTCGTTTAGTGGGGGGAATGATGCAGACCCCTCACCCACAAGCACCGGATTTACCCATGGCGGCAGATCCACGTTTGGACTTAACTCCATATCTGTATCGAACCTTAGAAGCATTACAAAAGGAGATGAGCTATGCAGGACGCTACCGTCCAATCGATCCCACAGACGAGCCCGCAAGCAGCAGTGGCTCCGAGCAGTTACGTGGCGGCAGCACCGGCAGCACCGGCAGCTCCGACCCAAGTGGCTCCGACCCAAGTGGGAACGTATTACCCCCAGGCAGTACCCCAGGCCGCACCTCAGGGACTTACCAGTTACCAACCCGCCCCGTCAGTATCCGCCCCCCAATCCCAGGGATCGGCGGCACCCCAGGGGAATCCATGGGAATCGGCATTCAACAAGGTAGTCAACCTGTTGGGAAGTCCGGTGCAATCCCCATTCCAGGGTCAACCATCACAGCCGACTCAGTACAGTCCGGCCAATTACGGAGTAACACAAGCCCCGGCACAGACCTCGGCACCATCGGCTCAGCCGACCTGGCAAACAAACCAGATCTCATCGCCCAGCTCTTCCCCAACCTCCTCGATCAACTCCTTAGAGGACGTAGCGAATCTGCTGGATTGGAGTCCGGAAAGCCGGATGGTAGTGGCGAACTACGGAACCGAAGCTCCGGCGATTCTAAATCAGTACGCCCTAAACCTAGAAGGGATGCTCGATAGTGCTGTTTCTTGGGGAAAAGAAGCAACAAATACCCTTAAAGGTTACGCTAATTTCGCGGTACGTGAGCACCAAGAAAACCTTGCTTATAACGAAATTTTAACTAATCCTGACGTTCTGTCGGATTACACGTTGAAGTATTTCGGTCCTGAAGGTCCATGCCCTGTGTATGAATCTGAGCAAGAACTTGAAACACGTGGCTATCCCACTGCTCCTGTTCAACAGCAGCAAGGCATGAATGTTGCTGGTCTTCCTGCTCCCCCAGCAGCTGAAGCCCCTCAGCAGCCCCAAGATTTCTGGGGTGCATTTAAGCAGCAAATGGATGTCGATCCCAGCCAAGCTTGGCGCATTATGAACCAAGCAGATCCTCGCGTTATGGCAAACAAACTGTTTGTTATGGAGTGATCCATGAGACAGCTTGCAGGTAAATACGCAAAAGAGTTATTAGAAAAACCTGTAGCATTGATGGCAACCGGCGGTCTTGGGGCCGCTGGTTTAGCCACGCTAGGAAACATTAGTTCTGGCGAAGCACGTTATGAATCACCTGCTCGAATGGGCTTAGAGTCTTTAGGTGCTGGTGTTGTTGGTGCTGCTGCAGCTCGTGCAATTCCTAGTCTAGCTAGATATTATTCTCCTAAAGCAACTAAACAACGTTTTAAAGATGCTGGAGAAGCTATGTCTCAAGCTGGTGTTATTAACTCAGTAAAAGATGTAGAAGATTATGCACGTATTGCTGCCAGCGCATCTAAAATATCTCCTTATGTTGGAGGTACTTTAGGAACTAGTTTAATGCTTGGTGCTGGTGGTTTCGGCGGTCAAGTCGGCGGTGGTTTAGCTAACGTTGGCAACATGGCTGGTTTACCAATTGATCCTGAATTACCTGGTTCATCTAATACAATAAACTCACGCCTTAATATGCAAGGCTACGTTTAAAACAGTCTAATAAATTACAGACTGCTAAAATTTTCTTTAGATAGGGCAATAGAATGCCCGAATCTTTCACCCGATTACTTAATTTTCCGAATATCTGGAGGATAAAAGAAAGTGTTTCTTGATAACGATTTTCCCAAGATTTTAGGTGCGGAATTATACCGCCCACATCCCGCGTATGTTTGCGAGATGGCTGTTGAGCCTGTGGTAGTGCATGACTTCACTTCACAGCCCGGCCAAACTGTGCAGCTTGATCGCTACAAGTTCTGGGGAGCCCCTGGTACAAAGGATAGCCGTGAGCGTATTGCTGATCAAACGATTGGTACAGCTAACAGCCGTAACATCACCAAAGAGAAAGTCTTGGTGGTGCTTAAGGAATATACTGGTCCTGCAGATCCGGGTGATCCTACCCAGCCTTCTACTTTTAAAATTGCTCGGGAAACTTTAATCACTGCTCAGCGTTTGCTGCTTGATACAGGTAACCTGAACATGTTCCACCAGTCCATCGGTAGCTTAACGCTGCTTGATGACTATCGTCGTTGGCGTGATCGCGTCTTCCTTGACGAACTTGCAAAAGCTGAAGCTAATGGCGCTGCTTCATCTACACAAGGTGGTTACTACTTTGCTGGTAGTAAAGAGAAGGATGCTAGTGGCCGTGTTTCATACACTGCTCAAGAGTATGCTGACCAAATTCAACAGTTCTCTGTTCGCACTGACCTGTTAGAAACTGTCAAGGATTTACGTAAGCGCAACGTTCCTACGTTTGCTGATGGTTTGTATCGCTGTATTTGCGATCCCACCTTCATGCTACATCTGCGTCGTGATCCTGACTTCCGTGAGATTGCACGTTACGCAGGTAACGCAGGACAAGGCATGTACATGGCTAACCCCATGATGCCTAACAACTCCAGCTTCTACATGGGTCCTCAGGCTGGTCAAGGCTACTTCCTGGCTGGCGAACCTGTAATGCCTACTGGTGTGCAGTTCGAAGGTGTTAAATTCTTCGAGTCAACCAACTTCCCCAACAAGAACGTAACCGCTTCTTTTGATGGTGGTTCTAGCTATGCAGCTAAAGAAGTAGCACAAGGTTTCTTCTTCGGCCCAC